CTGCTTGACTTCCAGCAGCGCCAGGCCAGAGCGCTGGAAAGCATCTCAGGCCAGATCCAGCGCGCGCGCGAGCTGGCTGATCGGGATCCTGCACTGCTGGAATACAACGCCGATTCCGGCGAGGCGACCCTGGTCGGGAAATGACGGAACGCATCTCCAGCCGCGACCGCATCAGGCTCTCCATCAGAGCCGAGGCCGAGCTGCTGCGCTACAAGGATGACGACGCGCTCTGGCACAAGCACGTCCACAACGTCGAGCTGGATCCGATGCAGATCCTGAAGTGCATGGAAATGGCGGAGCACACGAACACCATTGACTACTCCGCGCGCCGAACCCGGAAGACCTCGATCAAGGAACTCTACTGCCTCAAGCAGCTGGCCACGGTGCCGTTCCAGGAGGAGGGCATCGTCGCGCCGCGGCTGCAGCAGTCCCTCACCAATCTCGGGTACCACACCGAAGCGATCCGCCGCTCCGACATTCTCAAGGCCTACATCAACTGGAAAAACGGGCGCGAGCAGCTGACGGACTCCGGTTATGAATTCGCCAACCGCTCCAAGGCCCAGGCCTACGGCATCATGTCCCAGATCGACGGCGACGCGCTCAGCATCGCCTCGCTCGAGGAAACCGACGACATGCCCCAGGACCGCCTCATGTCGCGCTTCCTGCCCATGCTCGGCGGCGCCGGCCGCATGGGCGCCCCGCGCGACGCTTCGTTCAAGCCCAGCGTGCGGATCTCTGGCGTCTTCAAGGGGGCGGACACCCTGCAGCGGCTGATCAAGACCGGCGAATACCACATTCTCCCGGTGGTCGACGTCTACCTCGGCATCGAGCTGGGCATCCTCAACCGCGAATTCGTCCTCGGCCTGCGCGAACAGATGACGCGCGAGGAGTGGATCCGCCAGTTCCTCTGCCGCAATGTCGCGGCCACCAACTTCATCGGCGAGCGCCTGGTCCGCATGGCCCTGACCATTGGCCTGCGCGCCCGCCTGCCGATCGCCGAGCCCATGCCGGGCGCCCGCTACAAGAAGCGCGGCCTGATCGGCTTCGGCTACGACCACACCGGACACGGTGAAAGCGCCACCGCCTCGAAATCCACCCTCGTGGTGGTCGAGCAGCTGGGTAATTTCACCACCTTCCCATTCGTGTATTCCTGGGCGCCGGGCACCGATGACAAGCGCATCGAAATGGACCTGTACGGCTTCTGGGACTACTTCCGCCCCGACCACGCCATCGGCGACGCCTACGGTGTCGGCATGCTCACCAGCCTCAACGATCGGCTCTATGCCGGCGGACTCACCTCGATCGATCGCCGCACCATCGCGGACGGCGACAGCACCGCCAGCGCCTGGGCTGAATGGCCCTTCGCGCCACTGCGCTTCGAGGGCATGACCAAGCACAGCATGGCCAGCGCGCTGCGCGCCGCCTTCGTCAACCACCGCGCCGCCATCCCGTTCTTCAGCGACGACGCCGACGACCTCCTGAAATCCGCCGGCCGCAACGTCATCCCGCTCTCGCCGGCGATGGCGGCCGACAAGAACCTGGCCAACTGGATCAGCTTCGTCCGGCAACTGCCGAACATCCGCGCCACCCCGACCAAGGCCAGCTATGCCAGCTACGGCATGGCCGACACCAAGCTCGGCGACGACTTTTTCGACGCCGCGATGGCCGCCGTCTGGGCCCTGACCACCCGCGGCGCGTTCGACGTGCCGGCCCTCATCGCCACGCGCACCCAGACTCGCGACCAGCTGCTCGGACAGCAGCGCCAGCTCGAAAGCCGCGACGCTGCTGCCGAACCCGAACGGGAGGCCGCATGAGCAAGCCGCTTACCCCCGCACAGCAGGCGCACGCCGAGGCCATGCGCGCAGCCGTGCATCAACACTGCCCGGAACTGCTGCCGCAGATCCGCGAGCTGACCCAGCTCGGCCTCATCGACGGCTGGCGCAGCGTCGTCTCCGTCCTCGACTGCGGGCCGCCGCGGCCGCTCAACACCATCGATGCCGCAACCGCCATCGAAAACAGCCAATCGATGCACACCCTCAGAGGGAAATCATGAACATGATCCGAAAGCTGGGCGCACTGACCGACAAGATCCGCAACTACCTGCCGCTGCTGCAGGCCTCGGCCAGCGGCAAAGGTGCCGAGAAGGGCTACCGGCCAACCCCGGAAAACCAGATGGAATACCTGTATCGCGTCATGTGGGTCGACCCTGACCTGCGCCAGGCCATCCTCGACATCCGCGAAATGGACCGGCTCGACGGCCGCGTCAAACGGATCCACGGCCGCGTCGCGCGCGACATCACCCGCGGCGGCCTCGTCATGCAGCAGGCCGAAGACAGCAGCGTCCTCACCCGGGAATGGCTCAGCTTCGGCCGCCGGCTGCAGCTTGACCGCCCCGAAAAACTGCGCAGCGACGCGCGCGGTCTGATCATGGAAGGCAGCCTGCCGCTGCAGTGGGTGCTGGATCCGGTCACCCACACCTTCGTCGCCTCCGTGCGCATGCCGGCAGAGACCATCCTGCCGAATGTCGACGGCAACGGCCGCTTCAAGGATCCGCGGGAGGCCTACATCCAGTATGAGCTGTGGAGTGGGCGGGAGGTCGCCAAATTCCCGCTCTGGAACCTCTCCGTCGCGCGCCTCGATCCCGACAACCACGACGACATGGGCTCGATGGGCCGGCCCATGCTCGATGCCAGCCGCACCACCTGGCGCAAGATCACCATGACCGAGGAAGACCTGGTCATCCGCCGCCGCGTCCGCGCGCCACTGCGTCTGGCGCACATCCTCGAGGGCGCCACCCCGGAACAGCTCGACGAATACCGCGCCCGTGTCGAAAAAGACCAGAGCGAAATCACCACCGATTACTACATGAACAAGAAGGGCGCGGTGGGCGCCGTGCAGGGCGACTCCAATCTCGACCAGATCGCCGATGTCGTGCATCTGCTCGACACCTTCTTCGCCGGCGGCCCGCTGCCGAAGGGCCTGATGGGCTACAGCAAGGACCTGCAGCGCGACATCCTCGAAGACCTCAAGACCGATTATTACGAAGAGGTCGACGGCCTGCAGGATCTCCTCGCGGCCCAGTACGAACGCGCCTTCCGCATCCAGCTCGCCCTCAAGGGCATCAACCCCGACGCCGAAGAATTCTGGCTCGGCTTCGCCGAACGCCGCACCGAAACCCCCAACCAGGCGGCCGATCGCGGCCTCAAGCTCAAGGCCCTGGGGCTGCCTGAAGGCATGGTCTGGGAGGAGATCGGCTTCGATGCCGCCACCGTGCGCAAGCGCCGCGAGTTCGAGGCGAAAAACTACGATCCGTATCCAGACGACGATGCCATCGGGCCGAAAGGCGGCGTCAAGGTGTCGATCACCCCCGGCAATCGCCGAAAAGGGGAGAGCGGCACGGCGATCAGCAACAAATGATGGCGGCGCTCGGGAAAAAATTGCGAACACAAGCAGGCCAGCATCTGGCCTTTTGGTGCCCTGGCTGCAAAACGGCGCATTCCATATCGGTCGCCCCGGGTGGTTGGGGATACAACGGGAACGCAGAAAAGCCGACATTTACACCGAGCGTGCTGGTGCGAAGTGGGCACTATGCGCACGGCGAAACGCCGGGGAACTGTTATTGCGATTTTGCTGAGCGCCATCCAGAAGCGGCGAAGGACTGCAAATTCAAGTGTTTCCGATGCCACAGCTTTGTCACGGATGGACAAATTCAATTCCTCGGCGACTGCACTCACGAACTGCGTGGGCAGACTGTGCCGCTGCCGGATTTCCCTTGATCCATGCCTGACGGATCCCAGCTGACCATCCAGGCCACCATCAAGCGCGCCACCCTGGCCGCGCACCGCGCCGTCGAGGCCCTCGACCGCGAAGCTCTCGATGAGCTGCAGGCGGTGTACCGGCGGGCTGCAGCCGACATCGCCTCCCGCATCGCCCAGCACGCCGGCGCCGACGGCAACCTCGCCCTGGCCGAGCTGCGCAGCGCGCTGGCCCAGGTCGAAGGCGAGCTCGCGCGCTTGAGCGCGCTGCGCGACCAGCTGCTGCAGACCAGCCTCCAGCGCGCCGCCAACCTCGGCCTGCAGCCGCTCACCGGCAGCGGCACCCTAAGCGCGGATGCCGGCATGCGCATCGCCACCGAAGCCCTGGAATTCGTCCGCACCTTCGTCGCCGAAGACGGCCTGCAGCTCTCCGACCGCATCTGGCGACTCGACCGCGGCGCCCGCGACCGCGTCGTCAATGGCATCGAGCAGGCCGTCATCCAGGGCCACAGCGCCCAGCAGGCCGCGCGCGAACTGCTGATGCGCGGCCTCCCGGTGCCCGGCGACCTGCAGGACAAGGTCAACGCCGCCAACGTGCCTGCGCTGGGCAAGACGGTCAGCGACGGCCTCATCACCGGCCCCGGCAGCCCCATGGACAACGCCATGCGCCTGATGCGCACCGAGATCAACCGCGCCCACGGCGAGGCCTACATGAAAGGCGGGGAGAGCACCCGCGGCTTCGCCGGCTGGCGCTACCTGCTGAGCCCCGCGCACCCCGCGCCCGACATCTGCGACCTGCTCAGCACGCAGAACCTCCACGGCCTCGGCCCCGGCGTCTACCCCGACCGCGCCCGAACGCCCTGGCCGGCGCACCCCAACACCCTCAGCTTCATCGTCATGGTGTTCGAGTCCGAAATCACCGACGCCGACCGCGCCGGCAAGGAAACACCGCTGCAGGCCCTGCAGCGACTCAGCGCGGCGCAGCAGCTTGGCGTACTGGGGCAGGGCAAGCTGGCCGCCATGCGCGAAGGCCGCCTTACCCAGGGCATGATCCGTGCGCCATGGAAGGCGGTGAAACTGCGCCTCGAGAAAGCCGGGCGCCGGGTGCCGCTGCCAAAGCCGAAGGCCCCGCCGATCGGGCGCAGCCCTGCGCCTCGCGGCACCGGACTGGATGCCACACTCGAACGCATGCGCCAGCAACTGGCCAACGAAGTGGACCTGCCCAGAGTCACCGCCCGCCAGCTCGAGTCGATCGCAGGCGGCATGTCGGCGGTCATGGTGCCGTTCGGCATAAAGGTCAACCAGATAACCTGGTCACAGGGCGGAAAATCTTATTACGCCGCTTACATCAGGCCGAGGATCGGCTTCGAGCCCGGCGGCAATGACCGCATGGTCTTCCAGCGCAGCTACGTCACCCGCCATAAGGCCATCGAGGCCGAGATCACCCGCAACTTCACGCAGCGCCGCGAGCGCGAGATCCGGCGGCTGGAGAGCCTGCTGGCGCCGAACCTCTCGCCGTCGATGCGCGCCGAAGTCGAAGAGCAGCTCCAGGCCATCCGCGGCACCACCCGCTGGGGCGTCTCCGCAACGGCCCCGGATCCGCTGTTCTCCGTGGCGGCCCACGAAGCAGGGCACCGCATCTACTTCCAGCGGCCGGAGATCGACCGCACTTTTGTCGAATCCCTGAACCGCTTCAATGTGACCCCGGGCGATGCCGGGAGGGTCTCGGAATACGCCAAAACCAACGCCCGGGAGCTGTTCGCCGAGGTTGCCGCCCTGATCGCCACCGAAAGACGCAGTGAGGTTCCGGAAAACATCCTCAAGGCCTATGATGCCGCGGTGAAACAGGTGAAATGATGCCGACCTCCAGCCAATGCATCCGCTGTGATCGCTTCCGCATGAACAACCGGTGCGAGGCCTTCCCTGAAGGCATCCCCGAAGCCATCATGACCGGCGATCACGATCACCGCGAGCCCTACGAAGGCGATCGCGGGCTTCGCTTCGTCCCGATCTCCGAGACGGATCCGCCGGCGGCCTGAGCCTGCCGGACATTCTTCCCCCCTAAAAGCGTCCACGCTTAATCCGGATCATCCCCCTCGTCGGGCATTTCGCCCGGACGAGGTGATGATGCGGAGAAGCACCCTGATGACGGCTGTGGCCTGCGCCCTTGCGGCGCCGGCCTATCGCGTTTTCAGCCTTGAGGGCAGCACCCCGGAGGGCGTGCTGCATTTCATTTCGCCGATCAAGAACCTGTCCCTGGATGGGGACAAGCCGCAGACGTGGGAGACGCTGACCCGGACGGGCACCTTCTACGACCCGCGCTACGGCAAGTTCGAGATCACCCGCGAAATGCTGCTGCAGATGGTCTCCAATTTCGAGAAGGGGACCTACGGGCAGAAGATTTTCATCGACGTGTCGCACGAGCCCAGCAAGGGCGCTGCGGCAGAGATCCTCAAGCTCACCGTCGAAGGCACGAAGCTGCGCGCGCTCCTGGAGTGGACGCCGTACGGCATCGATGCCGTGGTCAACAAGAAGCAGAGCTATTTTTCCGTCGAGTTCGCCGACAACTTCGTTGACAACGAAAAACGCGAACAACACGGCGCGACGCTCCTTGGCGCAGGCCTCACGATCCGCCCCGTCGTCAAGCACCTCGATCCTGTCGATTCCAGCCGCTTTCAGCTCGCCGTGCCGGATGGCGCGCCGCCGACGCTGCTGACCGAAGAACTGCACACCCAACTACTTTCGGAGATCCAGACCATGTGGAAAGAACTCATCAAGTCCCTGACCGAAAAGCTCAAGGGCTTCAAACTCGCCGACGCCATCGTTGAACAGGTCGTCAAGGCCGCCGACGCCGCACTCGGCAAAGTCACCGACGAAACCGCCGCCAAGGCCCTCTGCGCCGCATTCGAGGCCTCCGGCAAGCAACTGTCCGAAGCCATCGCTGCCGGCCAGACCGGTGACCTGAAGATCCAGCTCTCCGTGCCCGACAGCTTCAAGATCGGCATGAGCCCGGACGAAGTCGAAAAGCTGGTGAAACAACTGGCCGATGATCAGGCCAAGGCTGCAAAAACCCTGTCCGAAACCCGCGACAGCCGCGTCAAGCTGCTGACCGACACCATCGGTGCCGCCCAGGGCCTCGATGATGATCTGAAAAAAGAGCTGACCGAATCCGTCGCAGACCTGGTCACCGCCGACATGACCGAAGACCAGGTCAAGCGCCTGGCCGCGGTGCAGATCGACGCCGGCAACCGCCTGGTTGCCGCCCGCCAGCTCGCCGGCCTGGGCTACCAGGTCAAGGGCAGCACCATCATAAGCGTCGATTCCTCGAATGAAATCAAGGCGCTGCAGGAAGAGGTTGACAAGCGCCTCAAGCTCGACAAGCAGCCCCTGGCGCGTCGTTATGCCCTGTCCGAGGGCGTCAAGCTCGAAG